GCCCCTTGCGGGGCCCTGGGCGCTGTGCAACATGTTCATCCGTGTGAGGGAAAGCGCAGTGCACTCTCTCTCATGGATGACACGCACGAATTAACGTGCGGGACCATTCGGTTCTACCGGCCTTTAGGGCTAGGGGAGGTGATATGCTCTCTAAACAGAGAGCTATACCCTACGAAGGTGCCTTTGGTGGCACTCTTCGTAGCATCATTGTTGACAATGTGAATAGTAAGGTCCTTTCGGATCTCACGTCTCGCAATGACAACAAAGCTGTCCTCAAGCTACTTCAGGGGATTCAGATTACTGAATCCGAAGATCACCCCTCTTGGAGGAAGCGTGTTAACGGTTCCTTCAAGGGTGATGTTGGTGGACCGTTTTCCACTAAGAAGCAGTGGGTTGAGTCTGTTATAGACCTTCCTATTACTTTTAGTGGAGTAGCGGTTGATTTGCAGCGTAAGGAGACATCGACTTCGTCGTATGTCGGCCCTATGTTGCCAATCAATCCGATCTATGTCCGTTTTCCTACTTTGGATACAGTTAGCGAAAGCAAACTGAACCAACTTGGGACTACGGCAATAGCTCGGTGTTCTCCATCCAACCCCACAGCGGACGCTTCCGTCTTCCTTAAGGAGACATTGTCTGAGGGAATACCTCACCTGTTTCTCAATCAGCTTAAAGCGCTGAGAGGGATGCCAGGTCACTCAAAGCGTAAAGCTTTGGGTGATGCATACCTGAATGTTGAATTCGGGTGGAAGCCATTTGTCAGCGACTTCGATAAGTTAACGAAGGCGATCCTGAACGCTAATGAAGCTATGCTTCAATACGAGCGGGATTCTGGCAAAATTGTCCGCAGGAGTTATCATTTCCCGGAGGTCAAGACTGAACAAGAAGACGTCGTTTTGACTGACGTCTCCCCTTGGTATTCACCAAGTGGCGGATATATGTCCGATCCGTTCAGAATTGGCAAAGGCAAGGTAATACGCAAGACTGAGACGTTTGAGAAAACGTGGTTCAGTGGTGCGTTTACATACTATGTCCCTCCCGACTATCGTTTTACAACGAGAGATGGGATTGCGAATGCGGTGATCCGTGCCCGTAAAACGGTCGGACTATCGCTTACGCCTGACGTGGTATGGAATTCCTCGCCTTGGAGCTGGGCTGTCGACTGGTTTTCGAATTCCTCCGAAGTTCTTCAGAACTGGAGTGATTTCGCCATCGATAACCAAGTGTTGCTCTATGGGTACATTATGCAACATCGTGTTGCAAAGTATACCTATAGATTTGTTGGCGATACTGGTTTTAGAACCAGTAAAGTTCAACCTCCTGACCTGACAACCGTCGTTGAGACGAAAGTCAGGCGCAGGGCAACACCGTATGGTTTCGGCCTAGACTTTTCGAGTTTCTCAACTCGACAGAAGGCCATCGTTGCTGCTCTCGGTTTGAGCCGAAAGAAGTAGCGAACATGTTGTCCGCGTTTCAACGCCAATGGGAGTCTAACCGGGCTCCTAGGAGTGATGCTCATGTCATTCACTGAACCGCTGTCACTCAACGTGACGGGCTCCGCCGTTTCGCTCCCTCGTGTTGAGGGTCCGAACGACGGGGATTACCGAAGCGCTGACGGACTCGTCGAGCTCGTCGTTTCGCATACCTATGCGAAGCGCACTCGGCGTCTCCTGCGGGTCAACCTCTCGAAGATCACCTCAGATCCGTTCAAGCCTGCGGAGAATGTCGAAGTGTCGATGTCATATTACATCGTCTTTGACATGCCTCCTGCAGGTTTTACGAACGCTGAGGCTTTGACTGTGTTCACGGGCAGCAATGCCCTGTTCACGGCCACTTCGAACCAGATGATCACCAAGCTCTTGGGTGGGGAGGCGTAAGCCTCTTTCCCCGAGTCCAAGGTGGCCGATAAGCCAAGCGAGGAGCGTCGTGGTTCACACCACGTGCCCTTCGCGAGACCTCCCAGAATCACTTCTGGGCGGCGTCGTACTGATCAGTTGCCAAAGACGACGTTGACAAAGAAACTTCTTGTCATTGTCGTGGCGGCTGTCAATGCGATTTATCTGGTGAGTGAGGTGTTGCTTTTTGGTGCACAAAAATGCCCCTAAGAAGCAACGTGAAGGTTCACATCAAGTGCTGGTCATATGGAAGGACCGGAAGTACCTCGTTTCTAACGAGGTTCCTCCCGAACTCCATGTGATCATCTACCAGGGCGAGAGCCCTAGTGAGGAAGAGCGGATCGCTTTTCAGCTACTTTTGCATGCCGTTCAACGGCTGCAATGGCTGACTCGCGAGCTCTAATGCACTTTCTCCTTGATTGACGACAGAGCTAGGGATTAGCCACCTCTGATAAGGAGGGACTATGAAAAGCCTGACGTCACTCTGGTCCTGCACAGCTCATGAAATGGCTGTGCGATGTTGCACTAGCGCCACTCGCGACATAAATACTGTCGTGAGTCGGACTGAACACGAGGGGATATCGTTTTTGGCGATAACCCTGGCGGACTTTGGAAAAGCCATCCAAAAATGGCTGGACCAAGGTTTCGTCGTCCCTTGGGACGTTCCCTCTTTTAAGAAGGATCGTCTTACTGGTCTCCCTGTATTTCTACAAGGTTTCCTTGGACGTGTGTTCGATCCATGTAGTGGCGTGCTGTTGGACCAACCGGACATCGAAGCAATCTATGCTTTGCGTCAATTAACATTGATGTTTAGCAAGATCGCTCTCCCTCAGGATCACCCTTCTAAAGGTGATCCTACGGCGGTGGTTTCACCCCGTCGTGAGAGACGAGCGATGTCCAGTTTCGTTCAATGTGAGCAGGATGTCAAGCGCTCTGACGACCTCCTAGACCCTCAATACCTCGAGGAGTTTAGAAGAATGTCAGATGTGCTTTTTGGTGATGTTTTCCGTAAAGTGGACAGAGATGTACACTTCGGTCGCATCACCTTCAAGCATGGTCCAGGCGCAACCGCAGATCGCCTTAGCAGTAATGCTAAATGGAGAATGCGGACCTGGACTACTCGCCTCAATGTAAGTTTTCCTTACAAAGAGGCCCTCTTCGTAAATCAGAAGAATTGCGAAGAGGTTGACATCCTCGAACCTGGTTCTGAGATACCCGTCAGGGTTATCACAGTTCCTAAGACGCTCAAGACACCCCGGATTATTGCTATTGAGCCAGCTGCTATGCAATATGCACAGCAGGGGCTCCTTCGCAGTATCCTTGACGCGATTAAAGAGGATAGCTTCCTCTCTCGCGTTATCGGATTTGATGACCAAGAGCCTAATCGGCAGATGGCATCAAGAGGTTCGCTTTGCGGCGACCTCGCTACACTCGATTTGAGTGAAGCATCTGATAGAGTCTCGAATCAGCATGTACGAGCGATGCTCGCCGATCACCCGGAATTGCTACGGGCGGTCGACGCGTGTCGATCTCGGAAGGCTGATGTGCCTGGACATGGCGTTATTCGCCTGTCCAAGTTCGCCTCTATGGGTTCAGCTCTCTGCTTCCCCTTTGAAGCCATGGTTTTTACAACCCTGATCTTCTTGGGAATACAAAGAGAGCTCAGCACTACACTTAGTCGGAATCAGCTTATTAAGCTGTATTCTGACCAGGTGCGCGTCTTTGGGGATGATCTCATTGTTCCCAGAGACTTTGTGCTTACCGTCGTTGACGAACTCCATACTTTTGGGTATGTTGTTAACGTCAGCAAATCTTACTGGACCGGAAGGTTCCGTGAGAGTTGCGGACGGGAGTTTTATGATGGCCATGACGTTTCAATTGTCAAGGTTCGTCAGACACTCCCGACACGACGGCAGGACGCTAGCGGGGTAGTCGCAGCTGTTGCCCTCCGGAACCAGTTTTACTGGTCCGGGTTGTGGAAAACCGCTGCTATGTTGGATGAGCTAATTGGGAAATTGCTAAAGCACTTTCCTAATGTAGCGCCAACATCCCCGTTGCTTGGTAGAGAGTCGGCGCTGGGTTATCAATTCCAACGCCTTCATCCTCACACTCAGAGCCCTCTAGCTAAGGGCTACTATCTGAGTGCCCCATCTCCCATCGATCATCTTGATGGGACGGGTGCCTTGCTCAAGTGCCTTCATGGAACTGACGATTATTCGCTTGGTTTACCTAAGCGAATGCGTGGGTTCCACGTTGACACCAGTGACGGTGTTGATGTGGATCACTTGGAACGTTCTGGACGTCCCGAGCGTCTCAACATCAAACTCGGGTGGAAGCCGCCTTTCTAAGGAGAGGCGGGCTGGGTTAGTTCCCAGTCAGGGAGATCTCACGATCTTCTCCTATGCCACCTGTGACCAGACGTTAGTCTAGTCCGAG